ACTGTCGATTGTGCCTGTAGTGGTTAAATTTTCGTTACCAAAAACAATTTCACCTGATCCGGCATTAATTGTCAAGTCCCCGGCTGTGGTGGAAAGAGTTCCCGCATCTGAGAGTGTGATGTCACCTTCTAAGAATAAATCTTGCCAGGCGTAGGTCGCTGATCCTATATCATAAGTATCGTCTGTGGCTGGTATAAGGTTGGAATCTATAGATCCTGTGATCGTGACAGTATCGCCACTGGCATCACCAAGGTCTACGTTTCCCGTTAATGAAATATTTGCTGCTGTAACCGTACCAGTAGCAGTGATATGCCTAAATCCTGTTATATCTTTGTTAGAATCAACAACAACAGCCTTACTCGCTGCGATTGTTCCCGCTGTAACATCGGTTGAATTTGCTCTGGATACTGCGCTGTCAATTTGCGCTCCAGTGTAATCTGAATTATAATTAGCCATTTAGTTTCCCCTGTTAATAGACTTCAATTAAAGAGGATTAGACTACACCTATATTGTTTGGCCATTAGCCATACGTTTGCAGTCAGATTGAGCCTTGAACTCTTTTCCAGGCCAACCATTACCCTTTAATTTAAATAAAGGTGCGCTCATTAGCTTTGTAAGGTCGGTAGATCCACAAGCGCACTGAGTCTTTTCATCCACTTTATTGTCAAAAGTCATGGATTCAAAGATTATTTCACAATTTTTACATTTATAATCGAATGTTCTGAACATAATTAGGAATGGGGGATGAAAAACACCCCCCATTTTGTTCCTATTTTGTTAGTGATTAAGGATTCCTGAACTCATAAATACGAGCTTCGAAAACCGTCACTGCTCCGTAGAGCATGTCTGCTACGACTTTAGTTCCAAGAAAGTCAACAGAATACTCTGATTGAACTCTCGGCTCTAATTGTCGAGCTGCGCTCACACTGGATGGGTGTATGATATATCCAACTTCCACGCCTGTAGAAGCTGAAGTTCCCATAACTGTGCTGTGTAGGACTGGCATGCCAAAAAGCATCCCGATTTGTCCGTTCAATAGCCCAGATGGGCCTGCGCCCATTTTAGAAGCATCTACAAAATCACTGATTCCCAACATTGCGGTGTAAAGTGCTGGTGAAACCACTATTTTACACTCTGAAGGTTCTACATCAGATTCCATCAGGGTTTTCATGCCTGTACGGATCTCTGCTGCTGTGATTGTGTTGTCGCCACCTAGGGTTGCGCCATTAGTAGTGCTAGCCTCAACTTTTGATTCGATAAACGCATCATAAGTTTTAGCCAAGCTGTATCCCATGCCAGATACTTCTTTTTCAAAAAGACCCGGTATGGATTGGACACTAGCTATGTCCTCTACTAATTTTGCGGCATAACGATGCTGGTCGATGGTTAGATCGGACTTTGCATGCGTTGATGCTGCGTATGTTACGATAGTTTCCGCTGCTTTAGCTGCGTCACTTACCTCTGCCAATTTCGGGATATGAAAAACGTCTCCCCTGCCTTTGACTAGACCGTTCAAAGAAGTGTCTACACACTGTTCGAACACAAGATTGCGTTCTAAGTATGCTTTTACTCCGTCAGTCCAAATCTCAGGTATGAAATTCGCAGCAGTGGTTGTGGTGACTGAAGCACCAGCGAAATCTGCTGATAATGCCATAAGGTTTTTACCTTTCTACGCTATTTTTTAGCGTAGTTTTGAATAACCTTACCCCAATTCCTCTGCCTTTGTTCTTTAGTCATATCCACAAATGGATTGACCGAATTGTCAGGCATCGGTGTAGAATAAGATTCATTCGTTTTAACTGTCTGATTACTTGACCGAGAGACAAACTTTTGAAGCTTCTCCGTAGAAAGTTCAATCGCAAACTCACGATCCTCGTCAGATAGCTGATTAAGCAGATCTTTTCTTACAGATTCTTTGATCTTAAGACCTTCTTTTGCCTGAGATTTGTACTCGTCTCGTTCAGACTTGTACTTAGTAGCTAGATCCTTCCACTCATTGTTCTTCTGCATTTCTGCTTCTTGATTCAAATTGAGTTGATCCTGCAATGCCGTTACCTTTGCTTCAGCTTCCTGGCGCTGATGTCTGTACTTCTTCGCATCTGCGATAAGCTGTCCAACTTCAGCGCTTGAATTGGTGCTTTCTTGAACATTGGCCTGTTCTTGGGCTTGAGCCTGCTGCTCGACTTTTACGTCCGTTTCCATAATTTCTCCTATATGGTGTAAACCTTGTACCCCATTCCGTTCTTGCGAATCTCTTTAGTGAGATTCTTAATAAGCTGGTTCTGCATTTCACGCATAATCAGCTTTTGCTCGTTAGGGGGTAGAGGATTTTGTTTAGTTGATACAAATCTTTTGCGGGATTTCTTCTTTGGTCCCTGGAATTCCATGCGCTCTGCCATTTCTGAATCTTCGATTCCATACTCGAACCCATGTGCAGAGGACTTTATATAATTAAACGCTGACCGCATCTTGCCAGTAAGCGTTAGATCTGGCTTTCCACTTTTGCTTGCCTGGTTAGGCGCTGCCTTTCCAGCCATCTTTCTTTTACGATAAGCGCTGGTATATGCCACAAAAGGTTTTCCAGCGGCATTGCGCCCTTCATGGAAGATGCGCCTTCTGTGGATCGCTAAAATTGTTCGGCCTACACTCTCGAAGAATGGTCTGCCGAACTTGAATGCTTTTTGAAAATTAATCATTGTAATACTGCTCTAATGTTTGTGGAATACTGAATGATCTACCCTTCAGCTTCGCTTTGGTGACCATACCTTGATAAGCTGCTTTAGCTTTCTTCTGTATGTCCTTATTTTGCGTTTTAGGTGACAATGCAACCCACTGATGTCGGCAATTAAATCCACCACCGTCTCGTAATGCGCCTGGATATTTGGATTCTACTTGGGTTTGTGTCATCCCGCCTTCCTTCAGCATGCGAATACACACTGGTCTGGTCTTGGAGTCCATTGGGCCTTGGTAAATAAGAGATTGGTCTGGGTTTTTATCTAACTGAAGAAGCGTGAGCGATCTTGAGTAAGTAGCCATTGAGGTAGTGATAATGGTGTCTACCTGATAGGGTTTTATAGACAAATCCCTTAACAGCATGGCACTGATGGCTTTTCGAGGCATTTTCTGGAGTACCCCCTGGGCTAAAGATAATCTTACCCTCTCACCAATATCTGTGGTGTATCTCAGGATGGATGCCTGCTGCATATTCCTTAATGCAACTAATTGAACCTCTGATACCCTACCAAAGAATACCGCATCGTCTAAAAGTGTATCGAATGAGATCATCAGGCGATTGACTGCCTGCTGCATCTGAAGGTCTAAGAGCCAGTAGTCCACCATTGAAATACCAGCTAAGATAACAAGAATCTCCTCAGTGGATAGACCTTGTTCCCTTAATTCTTCTATATCCTGTGTGAACTGATCCTGTGCTTCTGTGAGTCTGGCTTCAAAGTCTGCAACCGCACTATCAATGGTATTCGATAGCGGCATTAGCTTTGTAGTCTATTAAGGAGCCTGTTCTGTTCGGGTTGCGCTTCGGATTTATCCACCTCTAATAATAAGGCTTCTGCATCTTCAGGAAGCATATCAGGATTTTTAAGCATGAGATAGCTTTGGCGAGTGGCAAGCTTATTCTGGAACAGCCAGGTGAACATTTCTCTCTCTTCTGATGGTGATAGAATATGAGGCTCCTCAAAGTCTACCAGATATTCATCAGCAAGCCTCTGACCTGTCTGTACTTCAATAATGCGCTTGTCAATCTCAAAACGCCTATGTTCCCATGATCTCCAGGTATCTTCGATGTTGGCCTGGGTTTCAGCATAGTTGTCTATCTCTTGAACCCTCAAGGCTTCTGCGGATTCTGCATTTCCATGAGAATCTATAAATTTTACTCTGAGCTGGTTGTTATTGAGAGTAGTCTCGACTAAATACTTAGCGCCAGAAATTAAATCATTTATACTAGCTGACGGCCCAGTAACGCCAAAATTTGCACCTTCTGGGAGAAATAATATTTTATCAACTCCCATAGAAATACGTGATCTATCGTCTACGCCTGTTACAAACTTTACACCAATAGCACCAAGCCTGATGCACAATGATATTTCCATAGCCGCTACAGATAATGCAAGGTCAGCCCTTACCACATCTTCAGCTCCCCCTACAAAGAAATCCCTTATAGGCGGGTAGCGATGGACAAATGATACTGGCAGGATGCCGTAGGGGTTTATGTCCCCTTCATTAAAAGAAAACTTGTCTCCGTTTGTATCAATCCCAAAATGTCTGCCTGGTTTACCGTCTCTCTCAGCAGTCCATACAATAAATTCCTGTTTAGTAAGCCTGGCTAAACCCTCGTTCTCAATAGCATAGATGCACCCGAAAGGTTCTTTTTCTCCTGGCAAAAACATTGGCTCTACGAAAGGAAGCAATTCAAATTCAACCTTGTTGCGCCTTGGGTTCCAAATACTGCGAAAGCCCATTGTGCCTAAGAGAAATGTAGTCTGCTCTAATTGCCTGCGCTTGGCATTAAGATCCTGTATGTCTGTAAAATCCTGATAGCGCTCATCGACATCCATTCTCGGAGGCCGCTTATATGCTTGTCCTCTGGCCTTACATACACGCCTTGTTAAATTTTGAGTGAATATAGGAACTTGCTGTAAAGACTCAGTGGCAAAGTATTCTCCGACATACTTCTCTACGTTAAACCCCTCGTAAAAATCAAGAAGATACTCTCGCTCTTTCGTGCGGCGAGTCTCAATGTTGTTCAGATAGTCAGATAAACTATCTATAATAAGCTGTTCAGATAAATCTTGTATAATCATATTACCAGTCAATTACTCCTGCGGTTCTCGATTTAATAGGGAAAAGATTACAAAAAAAGTACCTGGTGGCATCGCAGGCGTGGTCATTTAGACCATCCTTTAAAGGTTCTTCTTTAAGTTTTTGGTCTTTCTTCTTCTCTGGATAGCGATAGTTCTCAAAGCTGGATATGAATTTCTTCGCTCTTGGATCTGCGTAAAAGTGGGTGTTTCCTGCTGCATCCTCGAACCATGTACGCATGTGGGTAATGCCGTTTGCTACGTTCCGTGATACCTTATCTGTCCGAAAATCAATTCTCATCCCCTTTTTCCTAAACTGCTCAATATCGGATATACCGCTTCCCTGGACTCCACCGCCTGCTGGATCGCCAAAATATCGGATGATTGGGTACTGTTTTGCCCTGACTCTATCTGCAAAGTCCTCTGTTTTGATGTTCTCTTGCCATATCTCATCAATCAGATATACCTTATCCTTACTTTGCCTTGGGTCGATTTGGAAAAATCCACAGGCACTTGTGCGGTATCCAAAATCAATTCCACAATAAGTGGGTAAGTCTCGGTTAAACTTGAGTTTTTGAATGTGTATGGTGCGGTCAAACGGAAGGACACGGCCTGAAAAGCTGGTGAACTGCGCTCCGAACTCTTGTTGGAATGTTTCATAGGTTAATGTCTTTTTTAACTCCTCTACGTCATCTTTGAAAAATGGAGATTCCCAGCTTGGATGCTGCCAGGATTCCCAATCAGGGAACTCATCTGATTTTCCTCGTTGCCATATGTCGTAAATCCAATTATAACCCTCTGGCGTGGTCGTGAATAATGCCCATCCGTTCTTGTCGGATAGGGTTGGTCTTAAATACTGCTCCCAAACAATCTTTCTTATCTTTGCGGCTTCTTCGACTATTAAATGATCAATTCCATCACCCACCAAAGATTCTGGCCTATCTGCCGACTTCACAGATATTTCACTATTTAGACCAGCAAGCTTCATGTAATGCACAGCTCCACTGATCTCCTTCTTATATGCGATTGGAAGTCTCAGTTTAGTGAGTACATCTATTTTGACTTCACGCATAATTTTGTCAGCTAAATCTAAAGTAGGAGCCACTATCCATGTTCTCGTATTTGGAGTTAAGATGTATGGCAATATCTCTTTAGCTGCACTATAACTTTTGCCTGATCGTCTACCCTGGATATTTACTCGAAACCTCGCTGTCGAGTCGTGTACAACCTGCTGATTAGGCGAGGGCTGGTACTTGAGTATCTTCCAGAGCTTCTGTTTGTTTAAAACTTTTCTTTTCAATAGGTGATTCTTCGTAGCCGCACTCTTTGAGTAATCCCTCGAGATTGCCTACAAGTTCAAATTCGTTACGATCACTTTGACCTAAATACTGTTTACCTAAAAAGATCAACATAGCGTTTGATCCCTGCTCACAACTTTTCCATTGGAGCTGCCGGAGCTTGATCTTCATGCTTTCACGGCCACGCTCGATTTCTTCCCGAAAGCGCACCCGGATTGTGTTTTCACTGCAATTATGCAGCTTGGCTATCTCTACTGTTGAACAGCCAAAACTAGCCAGCATTTCTACCTTGTCCGAACTGATGTCCATAGCTGGTCTGCCAGCCTGTTTCTTTTCCATAATAAATCCTGTTATAGTTTCAGTAACTAAGGATTAGACTACATCGAACAGGGACCAACATTTACGAATTCCACGCCTCCAGTATGTTTTAGCTGAAGATTCAGAGATTTCCAGGGTGTCTGCTATGGTTGGGAAGCTGTGGGATCTTAGGCGCATCTTGAACACCTGGAGTTCTCGAGGAGATAGGCTGTCGTAGGCTTCGTGGGCTGAGAGCTGCCAGTGGCGCATGTGGGGTTCGATTAGGCCACTGCGGAAGATGGCGAGCTTGCGGTAGAATTCATCCCCGAGTTCCATTGAGTCTATGAGTCTTTCATAGTCCTTTGCTGTGATTATAGGCCAGTCCATTAATGTACCATATATTAACTCGTTAAAATATTAGAAAAAAAATTTGCACAGTAAATCAGCCGCATGGATTCCAGGCGCCTTGTGGGTCGGATTTCGTGCCGAAATTTAGACCGAAAAGAATCAATTGTTCGCACCCCATAGACCACAAACTAAACAATCGGTTGTTAATCGGTTAAAACAATCGTAAAAATCGTGAAAAGTAAATGTTCGGTTGCGTTTGTTTAGTTGGACACTCTTCGAAATTTCTTTACAAACATTTCACCCCTTATATATATGTAATACAACCTATTGCAATAACACCAATATATTGTTAAATTTGAGGGTATTAAACAACACAACGAGAGGCAACACAATGTACAAAAAATGTAGAGAATGCGAACAACCAACACCACCGCCAAAACGAATTGAAATTAATGGTGATGAATACTGTGAAGATTGTTACTATGAAAAGTATTATACGTGTGAATCTTGCGATGAGATAGAATTGATCGAGGAATCGAGAATCGTAAATGATAGGTACATCTGTGAAAATTGCATAAGCTTATATTTTAGCCTTTGTAATGAATGCGGTGAATATGTTCCTGATGATTCCATTTATAATACTGAAGAAGGTAATTCATATTGTGAAGAATGTATCTGTGAAGTTGCGACCATGTGTTATACTTGCGAGGATTGGCATGAGCATACAGAATACATAGACGGGGATGCGTACTGTGATGGATGCAGGGAAGAAAAAAGTTCAATCATTCAATCATACTTTTTCAAGCCTAACCCCATATTTTTCACAGGGCAAAACGAACTACCCTACAATGAGGAGGAACATTATTATAAGAATGATAAAAGGTTAGTGTTCGGATTTGAACTTGAGGTAGAAAACCGTGGCAGTATGGATAATAATCAATGTGCTGAGATACTCAGTGAAATGATGCCTGATTTACTTTACTTCAAAAGGGACAGTTCCATAGAACACGGTTTTGAAATAGTATCTCATCCGATGACCTACCCATATTTCAGAGAACATAAAAAAGCCTTCGAAATGCTATTAAAAAAGGCTGTAGAATTAGGGTTGCGTTCATATAATACCACAACCTGCGGATTACATATATCAATAAGCCGAAAAGCCTTCACAGAATCAACCTATTTAAAATTCGTGAACTTCTTCAACAATAAAGACAATCATTCACTATTAAGAACAATTTCCCAAAGGCTTGATAGTCAATTGGATCAATGGTGTTCTATCTCAAGATTCGCAAGCAGGAACGGAGAAATAAAACTTTCAAAAGAAAAGAAAAAAGGCGCTAATACGGAACGTTACCAAGCATTGAATTTACAGAATACCAATGTACTCGAAATAAGGATGTTCAGAGGTACTTTGAAGGCTGATTCATTCTATAAGGCGTTCGAATGTATTTTCGCTGTTTATGAGTATTGTTCTCAGATGAATTTTAAAGACTTGGATATAAATAAAAAGAACGAACAAACCCTAATGGAGAAAACATTAGGTAAAAGAGTAAAAAATGATGGTTCAGGGCTTGCGAATATCTCCGATTGTTTGATCAAAAGGCGCTATTTCAATACGTTCATCCATAAGAATAAAAAACACTATAGATACTTGGATTCGTTCCTCACAAGAAAATACGGGTTTATCTATAATTGCGACAAAAACGATTCAAAAGTTGATGAATTAAACCATTTACTAAACCAAAGGAAAGGCGGGTATTATTTATGTGCATAGCCATAAATTCCCCTAAGGGAACATCACCAACAAAAAACGCACTTGAAAATTCATTCGATTACAACCCAGACGGTGCAGGGTATTGTTTTGCGAATGATGGAAAATTGATAATTCGAAAAGGCTTTTTTGACTTTGATTCGTTCCTAAAATCATATCAATCTGACAATATACAAGGATTTAATAAGCTGATCCATTTTCGCATTGCGACAAGTGGAAAAGTAGATAAATTGAATTGTCATCCTTTCCTGATTACTGAAAATGTGGCGATGGTTCACAATGGAATTATTCCCAATTTTGGAAACAAGGTAGAAAACGATACATTGCAATACATTAAACTCGTTTTAAGACCTATTATAAAAGAAGGCGGGGCAAAGGTATTACTAAACCCATCTATCCTTAATTTGATTATAGATTCAATCGGACATTCAAAATTGGCATTCCTTGACAATAAGGGGAATTCATATATAATCAATGAGAACTTTGGACATAGATATAATTCAATCTGGTATTCCAATGAATCATATATGGATTATGAGTCAGTAAACTATTATAACTATGGATTCAACGCATCAACACCCAACCCATATTCAACATGTCAAGAATGTTTCGCTGAATTGGTCGGTGATGAGTATGAGTTTTGTGATTCTTGTGATGAAATGGACTTGGACGGATACGGAAACCCTGTAGAACGGATTAATAAATGGATTGAGGCATAATATGAGACAATTTATGAAACATTGCGCAACGGCTATGATTTACGCCATAATCACAACGGCTGTAATTATAGGAATGTCAGTTATGATTCTGATCCTTTCATAGGATACGCAAAAAATAGGGTAAGGTACTTTATAACTTTGCCCTATTTTTTTGACCAGTATTTTTTCCTGCTGCACGAATGCTGCCCTGCTGCCTGGATCGTATCCTGGGCTTGCCGCCTGGAGGATTTTATCAGGGTGCATCCAAGTAAGGGGGTTAATATGGGGTTAGGGTATGTTCGAATAAATTAATTTAGCGCCATAGGGGCGATTTTAGAGGGTGTTTTTTAGATGAAGAAGTTTTAAAACCGCCTTTTTTGGAGTTTTGTACGTTTTTTGAAAAAGTGAATGAAGGTATAAATATAACTATTATCGGTATTTTTGGGGCGCCCTATTGAGATCATTCGCAATAAAATGCAATGCGTAAATGAGACAATTCGCAATAAGGAAATGAGCATCTAAAAATAAACCTGTGAATTTTCTCCATTTTTAAGGCTGTTTTTTTGGAGGACATTGGGAAAGTGTGTACTTTGTCGAGGATTCTTTATATATCAGGCCATAGGATTTTTATATATCAGGCCATAGGATTTTTATATATCAGGCCATAGGATTTTTATATCTTACGCTGCAGGATTTTTATATCTTACGCTGGAGGATCTTTATATCTTACGCTGGAGGATCTTTATATTACACCTGGAAGCGTGTCCCAATGCCGACATTGCCATTGGTGTAATAAATTCTATTGCGCAAAAGAATGTATATGTCTAAATTGATGTATGTTAAACAAGGAAAGGATGAGAAGATGATCATAAACAAGCAAACATTAAAAGATTTTAGAATATCTTTTAAAGAATCAGTTAAATCACTTGAAGAGGAATATGGGGTTAAGGTCAATATGAAGAACATCGCATTTGGCGATGTTTCATTTACTACAAAAATAGAGGTTACCAATGGTGCTGACCCAAAAGAAGTGGCAAGGAATTCCTTTCAAGATGACTTGAATAGATACGGATATAGGTTCCCCGAAATTACAATGGAACACTTTGACAATGGGTTAAGATACTACGGAAATCAAATCAAGATTGTGGGTTTAAAGCCACGATCACCAAAGTATCCCATAGTTTATAAAAAGAATGGTACGCTTTTTTCAAGTTCAAAGCGCTTTAAAACCACTTATAAATCTATTGTAGTGGCATTGGGCATTTTAAGTTAATTAATATAATGAAGGGGTATGAAATGCGAAAGGTTAAATTTACATTCAATTATGATAATGATATTTGGGATGGTTACGCACAAGGAACGACTTGGAATGGTTTTGACAATGTTTCTGTGGATGAAAAAGAGTACAAAAGAATAGAAGAGTATTTTGGAAATAAAGAAGGAAGTCAATCTCAGCCAGAGATGGGCATTAAAAAGGGTAAAGATGGTTTATATTCTTATGCCTATGGTTTCGCCACCTCTATAATCAGATAATTTTTATATTAACAACGAAAGGGTATGAAGATGAATAAAACAAAAGCAGAAAAAGTGTTTGTATGTAACGCCTGTCAAGAAATCTTGAAGGTGTATCATCTGAACTTTAGCGCAGTAAAGTGTACTAAATGTGACAATGTAATAACAGTCGAACAGATCAAGAAAGAAAGTGAGGTGGTGTGATGAAGAAAGATTGGGAAGAAAAAGCAGAAAAATCGGTAAAAAAATACAACAAAGAAATTCTGGAGATATTGCAGGAAACTGGTTATAGTGGTGTTATTCCTTTGATAAAAGGATTACAGAAGAAAATCAAAACTATGGAAGGTCTTTTGAAAGTGAGGTGGTGTGATGATTGATTACATACTGAACCCATTCGTACTTATCAATACAATGTGGATGATAACGCTTATAATTATAACCCTACTTTGGAGGAAAAAGTGAATACAAATAATAAGAGGCATAACTATAACCCCCGACATAATTACGATGTAAAACTATACGAGGATGATGGAACAAGCGCACTATTGCCCCAGTTCCATTTCAGGGGAATTCAGGTAAAATACTACCCCCCAACAAACTATAGGGGATCAAGGGTAAAACTCTACGACACAAGACACAATAAATCCATATGGCTTTCATACTCTTACAAGTATGGAGACATAAATAGCCAAGCTATTGATTATCTATGGAAACAGGGTATCGAGTCTGATGGGTTTACCTATGATGAAAAAAGCGGAGTCTATACTATTTTAACGACTAACTTCGACAAGTCATTGTATTAGCCTTATATCTATATCCACAGGATCAGGGTCTATTCACTTTCGTATACTTAGCGCCCTTAAAGTTCCCTTTCTTCCTGCGATTAACCTCGGCTATCTTCATATCGTACTTCATCGTTAGGAAACAAGAGCGTAAACCCTCGACCTGAATCTGCTTACCCCAATAAAGCATAGCACCACACAATAATACTTCATCCTCATCCTCATAAGCCAAGCTACAATAGTGATCCAATTCTGGCCTACCGAGTGGACATTTGTTGAAATTATAGCTACTCTCTAAGTATTTCTTTATATTATCATCCAAAGGGCTTTTAAGCTTCAGATCCAGGGCTTTTATAATCTTACTGAAAGGGTCTTTTATATCTAAGTCCATAGGATCATTTTTATATTTATATTTACAGGATCAGGATCATTTTAGTAATGATAGTTTGGTTTTTACATTACACACTAAATGTTTTTATATTTATTACAAAAAGGCAATAAATCGGGGGAGAACCCCCATATTATTGATAGTATTGATAGTTTAGACCTTCAAACTCTCAATACTCTCAATACTCTTGGCCTCACTCCTGGGAGTCTTTTCGACCAACATCCTTATAAAATTCGAGTTTAGTCTTACGATATTTGCCATGCAAGATCTTCTTAACCAACCCCACAGTCACTATTTCCTTCAGCCACCTATAGGCTGTAGCATCCATTACAGACCCCCCATCCTGATCCCCGCATACATTCAGCCATTCATGGGTCGTAAACTCATCAGCCATACGCTCCAACTGCGAATCCCACTTGGTTTTCCTGCGCTCTGGAATCATCAGCCACTGCACATGCTCTGGCGCAACAAGCCCCCCGCACTCCACAGCAACGCCCCCGCCTATCTTATCGTTTATCTCTATTCCGTAAATACCAGGATTCTTCGCACCCATGCGGCTTTTGCCCACCGTATAAAGGCTAAAGTCTCGATTGGTCTTACCTAAAATCGTGCAATACTCATACCACCAGTTAATTGTAGAAGATCCTGCCATTCGCTCTTCAGTAAGCCCCTGCTCCTGGGTATTCTTATTAAAATGATGGATCAGTACCACCCCGGCATCACTATTTGACCGTAAACTCTCTATTTTAGACAGTAAAGGCTTTATTTTATCCGCATCAGCGATATTATTCGAACCCGAAAGCTGGTAAAGGTTATCTATAATGATCACATCAGGCTTAGACACTTCCACTTGCGCCTCGATCATTGGAAACACATCAGAAAAGTCACCCGGTTTGGTAATAAGTGTAAACGTATCCTTACAGTTATTATTATCTATATTATGTCCGGCTGTAAGATTTATAATCCTGTGAATTGTCTCATCATGTCCATTCTCAAGATCCACATACAAAACTTTCCTCTGTTTAGGTATCTCAAACCCCAAATATTCAGACTTCCCCGCAGCTAAAGACAATGCAGCACCCAAGTAAAGGTAACTCTTACCCGATTCAAAGTCACCCACAGCCACAGTTTTCTTCCGCATGGGTATCATATCCTTTATTCCCCATTCGATAGGGTTATAGGGTGTATCCCAGATAGCCAGACCGCTGATAACGTACATTTCCATATTCTTTTTATCTTTGATCATCTTCCCATTCGCCAGGTAATCGCTAATATCCGTTCCTTCAGCTAAGTTTATATTCGCCTTACGCATTAAACACGCTCATTATCTTCTCTGTAGCCTTACGGCCAGCTTCATCCTGGTCAAATATCACTGCAACATCACTAAATTTTCCTTTTATAATACTCACCAGCTCCTTTGGCACATTAGAATTAGCCCCATTACTAAAAGTGATCGCCTGTTTACCCTTACTAATCATAGAAATACAATCTTTTTCACCTTCGACCACATATAATGTCTGATTTCCCTTATATTTCCCCATCATATGCCAATAAGGATACACAAAAGTCTGGGCATGACCTCTTACTTGCTTCCTTTTGTGCCATTTTATATTAACCAACTCTCCTTCACCATTCAGGTAAGGAAAAACGAACCCATCATCCCATCCTACGAACAATTTCTTCACTATATCACGGTTCCAGGCCAACCCTTTTGTAAACTTCTTATAATTTTTCAGCAAGGTATCATTCGCCCTAAACACAGTTTCGTGATACCTCACATCCAGGGCATCCGGCATCGACCATGCCTTCACCTTCTTCTTAGAAACGACCATCTTGGGTAAATTAGAGGCGTTTTCTCCGACCAACTTCGCAAATTTCACCGCATTACCCTTAATTTCACAGGCATGACAGTAAAAAGCACCATCTTCATTAAAACTAAAACTTGGATGCTTATCATCATGGAATGGACACAAGCCCAAGAACTGACCAGGCTGCGTTTCCTTGATCTTTGATACATATTTTTGAAAGAGATCAATCATGTCCTAATATTATATCCCTGATACCACCACCAGCCATTCCCATTCTCTTTAAAAAACTCAGCACGTTCCATCAGATATACTGGATCTTCAACATCACCCCTGTAAGGCCATCCCATCTTCCACCGTTTCCAATCGTCATTATTGACATACTCCTTATTCCTCTTGTTTTTTTGTGCTTTTTTATTCAAAATTAATTGTCTGGATATGTGAGTTAAACACATTAGATAACTGTATTTTCTTCTTCTCTGGCATCCTTGCGCTCTCTTCGTTTCTTAGCCCTGTATTCAGCAATTTCCTTTCGCTTGAGTATCTTCAATTTTTTCCTCTGTTTTGCCTTCTTATTCGGCATCATGTAACTTCCTTAATAAAACCCTTATTGCTCTTTCTGCTACTTGCGGCACTACGCCATTCCCTAATAATCTTAATCTATCCACTCGGTTGGCAATTGGGTCCACCCTACTGGAAGTCCCATCATCTGTTCCACCCAATTCGGATTTAATTTCCCTGCCGACTGCTTGCTCAACGCTGTTCCTCCCTGCTCGTATCTCTTCTTTCGATATCCTGTGTCGTCCGAGCATGGAGTGGTCCACAACTCTTGGCTCTTCCCATTCGTACTGCTCTTGTCCCGGTCTTGCAGGCCATGATTGTGATATACTGCTCTCGCAAGCTGATCTATGCAGTCTGTTGACGATTCTTTGCACTCTATCCATTTTGTTTCCTCATAAGTCTCCACCGCATCCCTCAGTTTTGCACCAAAGTATTGATTGGATGCTTTCCTTTTGCTTTTAAAACCAGTCTTATTGAGAACAGTCTCAATTCTACCGCCCTCAGAATCACTCAGTCTCGCTGTAGGCCATGATAAAGACTCTCTTCCGCTGGTGTGGAGCGCCAATTTCAGCCGCAGAGAATACTCCCCACGATGTTCTATAACCTCTTTCTTCCAGATCTCCGAGGACATACTGGAGTACCGACTCCCCATCCCCGGTTCTGCTACTGATAATCCCCTGGACATTTTCGAGAATAACATAAGTTGGTCTGCACTGCGAGATTCCCTTTGCGATGTGGGGGTAAAGGTGTCGAGGATCGTCTGTGGAAGCTCTGCGACCAGCCTGTGAGAAAGGTTG